GTCCACTAAGATAATTTTTATCTAGAGACTCTGCACCATCAATAGATTTATAAAGCTCTTTAGATTCCTCTAAATTGTCTTTTAAAAACGTGGTGAGGTTTAGTTTCGCTTGGGCAGCTCTACATAAATTATTTTTAGCTTCTAAATCTTGAGTAGCCTGTTTTACTTGACCAGTTGTAGGATCAAAAGAATATGCATTTGCCATTGCTGACTCCAAAGCTTCAGACAATCGATCATATTCTTTAAGATATTTTTGACTTGGTTCAGCTAAACAAGTGATGGAAATTAGAGTTAGGCATACAAAAGCTATTGTTTTCATATTGTATAAATTCTGATGTTTTAAAAAATATAACATAAGAAAAAATTACAGACCCAACTCTTTAAAGGCTTTTTCATCCAACTTTCTTAACTCATCTAAGCTATATAAACGGCCTTCAGGATCAAAGAACTTTTCAAAATCAAATTTCCCTTCTTTATAAAGTTTGTACCTCTTTGGCCCTAGCCACTCTTTTTGGAAGAAGTTATCTGTCTTCATGAAGAACTCTTTAAAAGTGGTGTTGGCATCCAATTGCCCTATTAACTGGCTCCGCTCATCTTTTGGAATGTCTTTAACTCGACGTTCGTCCATGACAAATGGCCGTTCACCAACTAATTTCCCGTCTATCTCTACGGGCACCAGAATACTGCGGCAATTGGGATGCAACGGCGGTACACGCTTTGCCGGATCATTTATTTCCCACACTGAACCATCTAATGAAGCGCAAAGCTTAGAAGTTCGTCCATCTAAAACGCTAACAAATCGGACATATTCAAAACCAATTTGGTTGAAGCTATTTAGATAGGCTTGATTGGCTACATGGCTCCGTACAGTTCTTACAGTACGTTCAATATCCGTCTTGGTAGCGTTTAAAATGCCATCCTCATAATTAAGCCGTTTGGTACCACGAATGCGCTGAACAATTTCTTGGTTAGTTTTGCCTGAATTAATACCATCTCGAATTGCATACTCAACCTTTTGACGGGCACTTTCAGCAATTCTTGAAAGCAGATCATCGACAAGAGCGCCACCTGCCAACGGAACTTTTTTAGCGGATAAGAATAGTTTTTCCCCATCAGGCTTATTAATTTTTGCTCCATAGAGCTTAGCTACGTAATTGGCCTCATAAACAGCCAGGGCCGTAGCTGAAACGGCAAAAGCTTCAGGTAATGATAAATTAACACTGGCAAACCATTGGGAAATCAAATCCCTAATTTCCCTTAAGTTTGAAGTTGTATATTTACCACCAGCTAAAGCAATTTTCTCCGACTCATTAAGTTCATCCAATAAATCCCGAAGCTTAGAAAGCATCTTGTTCGTATCATCATTGAATAAAGCCAATAGCTCATTTACTGTTTTTGATGAAGCGCGATAAAGGTAGGCTTGGTGCTGAGTGAGTGCTTCAAATAGTTTTTTGATATCCGTTGCCATTTCACTCTACCTTTGATTTAAAGTCCCATCTTGCTCAGCTTCGACATTCTGTAGCTCTTCTTCATATTTTTGTTTAGGGAACATACCTGTTTGGTTGTATTCCCACCATGATTTAAATGAAGATCGGCCTTGTAGAGCTGCTTCAAATAACTGTCGAGCTAACTCAGCTAAATAACCCTGTTTGTTAAATTCTTGACTGATTTCGAACATCAAATCATCTTTAGTTAGAACATCCACATTAGGCGTTACAAACTTAGCAGCCCATCGTAATGCTGCTGACAAGGCTTCATTCATATTAACGACACAGAGCGAAAGAACTGAATGCTGAACGGCGTCATCACTATTCGCTTCGGTAGCGGTCTTTTTACTTCCCGAGCCCTTCTCAATTAAACGCGCCCCCATCTCCTTCATTTTTTCCCACTTATCTTTCATCGCTTCCCGGGCAAGAGTATTAGGGTCGGCTTGTACAATTCCTAAACCACCATTTTCAGGTAAAGGCAAAAGTACTTTCGCTCCAATGTAGATGCCACGTTTCTTGGCTTGGTCATACCACTCCCAATTAACACCCTTCGCATAATATTGAGGTTGCCCCATATAAAAAACGGACTCTTGAAAGTCCGCACTGTCTCTGTAATGGGCTAAATTGAGATTAGCCAAAGGAAGTAATGGTGGCTTCTTAATCTCTTCTGAATTATCAATTGCACCTACAAATGTAAAAGGTATATAGGTCCAGAAATTCCCGTTGTAATCTGTTGGAAACTTCTTCTCTCCGCCAACCCAGTTACCCTTTTCACCCTTTGTGTACACCTGAACGGAATAAATATATTCCCCATTTCCCTCTTGCTCTAAACGAAGTACACGATATTGCTCTTGTTCGGTTTTACTAAATCCATCAGCACCGCGCTCAGACCTAAATTCACGGATAACTACGAGACAAAGTTTTTTCTGGTTATCGACCATTACTGAATCCCAATTCACTACATCTATGGCATTCAATAAATGAATCATTGGATAGGCTTTTTGCGCTTTAAATTCCGCTAGATTACGAGCTGGTAGCACATCGGGATAATCAACATATAAAGCGCAACGATAATGCTTCAATAAGTGGCGAATTCCATTTTGAGCCAATTGATAAGTACTTAAACCGGCTCCATTCGCATTACGTTCTAAATGAGCAAGCTCGGGAGGAAATTTAAAACTTGGATCTGTTGCAAAAGCTGCTCCAACTAAACTATTTGATGTAGTCCCTGTTACTTCATAAAAGACTGCACGGGTAAGATAAGCCTCATAAGCGCTTTTATTTGCAGGTGATTTATCATGTGCATTTGGCATCGGCAAATATTTTTCACCTTTAGCCTTAACTGCATCTTCACCTTCACAAACATCATCAAGTTTTTGCCAGTATGGCAAGTTCTTAACATATTCAGCATGTTGAAAAGTTACATCACTCATCGAGCAAATCCCATATCAGCGAAGAAGGTTTCAAATCCTTCATGTAATTCATTAAAAGCGTCAGATCCACCATCTACCTGATCGTCATTTGTTCCATTAGGGAAATTCCGAAGTTCTTCAATAAAGGCTTTGTTCCAATCACCTTTAAGCATTCGAACATTCCCAACGTTTACTTGAGCGGCAAAAGGCTGTGCCCGAGTGATCTTGTCACCCGATACTGGTTTTGCAACCACATGATAGCCACTGAGAAGTTTTGTAAATGCCAGAGCTTGAGATTTCCCTGCTTGACCAGGATCCTGAGGAATTCGAACAGTTACGTTTTTTCCATCAAGCTCAGTGGTTTGCTTTAAGCGTTTATTTACATTGTCTGGACCAAGTTGTCCTCTTGTAACATCGACAATGTAAGTAAAACCATCTGCGCCTAGAGCTTCTCTTACACCTACAGTAAAGTCGCCTTCGTTTTCGGTTGCTCCAAAGTCCCAAGCCCTTACTTGTTTCAAGACATCCGCAGGCAAAGCATCAACAATTTGAATATTGTCAGGCTTAAAAAAACCGCCTGCTGGCGGTGATGGCATTTGTCGGTATTGCCCCGCAAAAACATACGGCGCAGCTTGTTCCATTTGCCTTAACTTTTGGATATTGTGTTTTGCCGGCCATAGTGCGGATCCGTCTTCTTGAATAGCTGAAAGACATAGATGCTCCCACACTTCACCATTTCCACCAGCCACAGGAACGCCGTCTTTTCTATCACCTAGCAACCATCCAGCTAAATCATCTTCATGAAGTCGCTGCATAATCACAATGATCGGCGTATCTGGCGAGTTAGTACGCGATTCGAGTGTGTTCTGAAACCAATCAATTACCCCTTCTCGAATAGTTTTTGATGAAGCTTCATGTGCTTTATGTGGGTCATCAATAATAATGCAGCCACCAAAGCCTTTACGAAGTTTTCCTGCACCAAAACCAGTAATCGTACCGCCTGTACCAGTCGCATAGCAGACACCGCCTTGAGAAGTTCTCCAGAAGTCTTTAGCCTTACTATCATCACGCAATGTAAGATCAGGAAAGACCTTTTTATACGCTTCCTCTTGTACGAGTGTACGAATCTGGAAGGCGTTATTTGCGGCAAGCATTGCCGAGTAACTGATATGAATAAACTCACAGTCTGGATTCTTACCAAAACACCATGCCATAAAATTAATTACAGCAATTTCAGTTTTAGAATATCGTGGTGGAACGTTAATAATTAACCGCTTTATCTCTCCGCGATAAACTTTCATTAAAGCTTCGCAGATTTCTAAGTGGTGCCAATTTTGCATCCATTTATAACCACGGCGCTCCTTAAACATGTACCTTGTGAAGAAATATAAATCTTCTTGCGCCTCGATCCGGATGGCTTTATCCCGAGCCGCATCAGTACTCATCTAAGACTTCCCTCCGCGCTTTTAAGTAATCTTCCATTGGAACTGGAATTTCTGAATTAACTGTTTGGACTGGTCCGCCGTCTTTGCCTGTAATTTCTTGGCGATTAGTAAATTGTCCACCAATATCTTTTGCAGCTTGTTCTAGAATTTTTAGCGCTGTTTTAACGTTTCTAGTTCTATCAAGCTGTCTTTGGTATTGCTTCAGACGGTAGTACTTATTAGCAATAGGAATATCAATTAAGCCTTCATCAAATTTCTCTCTGGTTGATTCAAAAAGCTCAACAAATTTCTTGCTTAAGTTTCTGCCCGAATATTTTGTTGGATCATAGCATTCACATTGGCTACGACTAATATCAACTCCAAACTCTTGCTTGACCTGTTCAACCACTTCTTGAGGGGTATCACGGCATGCAAGAGCTTGAACAATAAATATTTTCACAGGCTCTTTTAGTGCTGCCATAAATTCCCCTTCGTACAGCTACGTACAGCAAACAGGACAAAAAAAGAGCCAAAAGGCTCAATTGATTACACAATTTCCGCAGCATCTTGAAATATCAAGATTCGAAACAAACGGCGGATTTTTTGCGACTTCAATAAGTCGCTTAACATTTTTGCTTGGTCCATAACGTTTAACTACGCCAATAAACTCTTCAACGTCATGACCTGCAAGATAGTGCTTAGGAAGACCAGAACTATCGCTATAAACAATTTCTCCGTCCTCGTCTCTCATCACTCCAATGTGATAAAGCTCATGTTCAAGCAAAGCACAGAACTCTGTATCATTTGCACGCTCACAAAAAGAAGCATCGACAGTTATTAAGTAAGTTGGCACAAAGCCGAACCAATCTCGCATCTGTTGCTCTTGTCTAGCTTTACGCCATCCACCAACATTGAACATGACTTTCTCGCACTGGCCTAATACCATAGCTTGCTTGCTTTTATATGCAGAAGAGGCCCAAGCAAATGCTAAAAATTCTTCATTATCGTGAAGCAGCTCAGCTATGTGATCATGATCGGGGTTATAAAGAGGTCCACCAATAGTTAAGTAATTAGCAACAACC